CAACTAATCCAGCAACATTACTTGGATTTGGAACATGGGCTGCTTTTGGTGCAGGTCGTGTACCTGTAGGTATTGATAGTAGTGATTCAGACTTTGATACTGCTGAAGAAACTGGTGGTGGTAAAACACATACTCTTGCAGAAGCAAACTTACCAGCTCATACTCATACCTTTTCTGGTTTTACACAGGCTGCAGGAATAAGACACCAAGACGGTGTTGATCATATACCACAAAGAGGTGACATAGGTTCAGCAAGTGGAACATTTACAAGTAGTAGTGTTGGTAGTGGAGATGCAGTAACACACATGAATCCATATATTGTAGTTTATATGTGGAAAAGAACAGCTTAATGGAACAAGAGAATAGAGAAGCAATTATCCGTATTGAAGGTAAACTAGAGCTAATGGATAATAAACTCAACACCCTCAAGGATAATCACCTTTATCATGTAGAAAAAGACATGCGTCAACTCAAAGCTCTAGTATGGTTTATTGGTACTACAGTATTTTTACAAATGTGTTACTTAATAATAAGAACCCTAATTTGACAATAAAGATCAAATCGGTCTACAGTTCGTTATGAACAAATCAATCTTGATTATATCTGATACACATTGTCCGTATCATCATCCAGATCTAATAGCATTTCTTTCTGCTATTAAAAAGAAATATAAACCAGATCGTGTTATACATATAGGAGATGAGGTTGACTCACATGCTATATCATTCCATGACTCAGATCCTGATCTATATAGTGCAGGTGATGAACATAAAGCATCTTTGCCGACCATTCATGCTATGGAAAAACTCTTTCCTGTTATGGATCTTATGGACTCTAATCATGGTAGCCTAGTCTATCGTAGACAAAAAGCCTCAGGTCTACCAAGAGCTGCTATGAAATCTTACAATGAATTTTTAGAAGTTGGGCCTGGATGGAAATGGCATGACGATCTTTTAATTACTATGTCCAATGGACAACAATGTTATTTTTGTCATGGTAAATATTCTAATGTATTAAAAGTTGCACAACAATATGGTTGTCCAACAGTTCAAGGACACTATCATAGTTCTTTTAATATTCAATACTGGGGTAATCCCAACAGTTTAAACTGGGGTATGCAAGTCGGATGCTTAATAGATGCTAAGTCTCTAGCATTCGAATATATGAAAACACAAAAATCTAGACCGATCATTGGATGTGGCGTTATAATAAATGGACTCCCAAGATTAATACCTATGGTTTTAAATAAAGGTGGAAGATGGAACAAAGAACTGACTTAGAATATTTGACAACTCCTAAACAGGGAGTAAAGATTGTTAAGAAAAAACTTTATTTATATATCAATTCAACAAGGGGAATCTATGCAGAAAACAGACTCACAAGCGAAGATGCAATTAATCTCGCAAGACAACTACTCAACGGAGCAAACCAACTTAACTGAGGAGCCACATATGTACGAGCCTGAAAGCAATAGACGACCTGGAGTAACTAGAAAATATGAAATGGATAATCATAAGTTCTATGTAAATATAGGATATGATCCTAAAGATATGATGCCTAGAGTAGTTCGTATCTGGAGTGATATGAAAGTAGGAACAGTATTTAGTGATATGTTGATTGATTTATCTGACGATATTACTGAACGATTACAAATAAGAAAAAACTTAGATAAGTCTTTAGAGAGAATGGCAGCTGCTGCACCTCGTAGGGGTGATGGTACTCCGTCTACAATACAAGGTTTGATTGTAGATGAACTCATAAAGTCTTATTACTTGGAGAACTAAATGCCTTTTGAAATGATTACTATGCTAGGATCTACAGTCCTAGGAGGGGTGATGTCCATCTGGAGTCAGTCCATTAAAGCTAAACAAGCTGAACAAAAACTTCTTATACAAAGAGCTGAAGTACAAACTGAAGCATTTAAAGAAGCAAGAGAATATGAGAATGTAGGATTCCAATGGACAAGAAGAATCATAGCATTAACTGCTATCTTTGCTATTGTTGTACTACCTAAGATACTTCCATTAATAGATCCAGAAGCTCATGTAATTGTAGGGTATACAGAATGGAACCCTGGATTCTTATTCTTTGAAGGTAAAGATGTAATGAAGTGGGTTCCTATGGCTCATAGAGGTATAGTCATTACACCATTAGATACTAATCTTGTATCAGCTATAATCGGACTCTATTTTGGTGGATCGTTAGTTAAAAAATGATTTGGATATTAAGTGTTATGCTTTCTTATGGAGAAGTAGACGAAAGTCGTATGACATATTTACAGGATATGCAGTTTATATCTGAATCAAAATGTCAGGACTATCTCTTTGATAATAAAGTTATGCTAGTTGATTCACTTCTAGAAGAATTTAGAAATCATAACAATATGAAACTAACAGGCTTTGATTATTTTTGTGAAGGCAAACTTGTAGAACTAGATGAAGTATGAAAAGATTAGATATCAGTGAAAACACCGCAATCTCAATGCCTGCTCGTAACCTTTTGTCTATTATCGGCGCTTGCCTTGTGGGTGCTTGGTTCGGGTTTGGAGTCGTTGAGCGACTTAATACTATAGAAACAAAAATACAGCTAATGGAAAAAGATCTAGAA